AGGATAGACCTGGAGTTTTTCGGGAAGACATACTTTCCTCATTACTTAGATACGCCGCCCTCTGCGCTGCATAAATATTTCTGCGAACGATACCCCGTGATGATTGCCAGGGCAATCGCAACCGGGGAAGGCGACAGAGAGGCCGATGCTGCGCCGAGGGGCAACGCAAAGTCCACCTGGACAACGCTTATCCTCCCGCTTTGGTGCGCGGCTTATAAACACAGGCATTTCGTGCTTATTATCTCGGAGACAGCACTGCAAAGCCAGGACTTCATCTCGTTCATTAAAGCAGAATTGGAAGACAACGAGCGCTTGAAGCAGGACTTCCCGGATATGTGCGGAGAGGGGCCTGTATGGCGGGCAGATACGATTATCACAAGAAACGCCGCGAAGATCCGGGGCGCAGGCGCAGGCCAAAAGCTTAGAGGCATGAGACACGGCAGTAAACGGCCAGATCTCGTCATAGGGGATGATCTGGAAAATGACGAAGCTGTCGAATCCCCTGACCAGAGAAAGAAGCTGGAGAAGTGGTTTTTTAAGGCGTTAATGAAGATCGGCCAGCCCGACACGGTCTATATAGTTGTGGGTACAATACTGCATTATGACAGCCTCCTGAACAGCCTCCTGAAAAAGCCTGGATGGAAAGGGCAGAAATTCAAATCTATTTTGAAATGGTCTTCCTCAAAACTCTGGGAAAAATGGGAACAGATATTCACGGACGGCAATCTTTCAAAGGAAAATGCAGAATCAGCGGCAGATACATTTTATAAGGTACACAAAGCGGAGATGCTTTCCGGTACGGAAGTGCTCTGGCCTGAGCGCGAACCCTATTATTATCTGATGAAGATGTATGTTTCAGAGGGGCCTGCATATTTCAATTCGGAAAAACAAAATGAACCGATTAACCCGGAGGATGCAGTTTTTCTGGAAGAATGGTTTCAGGATTATGACGAGGAGGAGGTTGATCTGTCAGGCATACCACATGGCGGCGCATGCGACCCGTCGATGGGAAAGAGATCAAAAAATGCAGATCCATCGGCAATCCTCGGCGGAAAGATGAAGGACGGAATCATATATCTCACGGTTGCAGATATCGAAAAGCGGCACCCGGACAAGATTACCGATGATATTCTCTTGTATCATCAGCGGGATCAGTTTAACGAGTTTGCAATTGAAGAAATTCAATTTCAGGAGTATTTCAAGGATGCTTTCGAAAAAGAGGCTCATAAAAGAGGCCTTACCATAAATGTAAAAGGTCTCAAACCTAATACAGATAAAGACCTGCGCATCATAACTCTTCAGCCGTGGATCAAAAACGGATGGATTAAATTCAAGAAATACGGCATGGGCGAACTAAAAAAACAGTTGATGTACTACCGCCCAAAGGGCAAGGGCGGACATGACGACGGTCCCGACGCGCTGGAGATGCTCAAGACGCTGCTCGAATCGGGGATGATTAAGGCAGTGTCCGTATCAAGAGAAGCAGGCGACGATGATTACCATGCTGAAAGACCCGGGAGAATAAAGGATCGTTTCAGCCGACCGAACCATTCAAATCGTTCGATGGGTTTTTACAATCGGAGGGCAGCATGAATCTGAAAAAATGGGCGGCACAGAAGCTCTTCGGCAGCGAGATAAACACTATCGGCAGAGAGCAGCCGGCGGAGAAGATCGCGGCGGCATCATCCTCTTTATCAGCTCCTACGCTGGAGGATGTGCAGTGGAGAAAATTGACGGGCAACGCCGAACGGGAGCTTCTCCCTGTAACGCAGGACCGCATGATAGAAATAGCATACTGGCTTTGGGAGACAAATCCTCTCGCAGGTTGGCTGGTTGATGTGACCACCGCATTTATTCTTGCAGAAGGTATCCCGTATGACGCTAAGCACGAGGACACAAAGGCGGTTTTGGACGGATTCTGGCACGATCCGGTAAACCGTATGCCTCTTTATTTCCCGAAGCACGTTAATGAGCTACAGATATACGGCGAATTATGCTTGCCGGTATTTACCGCACAGCAAACCGGGCGGACACGATACGGTTATATTGACCCTGCCAATATTGATCAGGTCATAACAGACCCGGACAATGTCCGGATGGTTATTGGCGTACTGACGAAGGGTTGGACAGGCATGGTCGGAGGGTATACCGTGACGAGTGATCCAAAGAAATACATGACCATTCTCCCGGAAGACGCAGATTACTTACTATCTCCGAAGGCTAAGTGGCTGAGAGAACAATTTACAGACGGAGAGTGTTTTTATTGGTCTATTAACAATGTGACTAATTCGCCGAGGGGCCGATCCTCATATTTATCTGTTGCAGACTGGCTCGACGTGTACGAACAGTTTCTGTTTGATTATTCCGATAAATGGCCACAGTTTAATTCGTTTGTGTGGGATATGAAGGTCGAAGGCGGTGATAATTCGGCCATTCAGGAACAATTAAAAAATTTCAGCAAAAAATCAGGATCTGTATTCGGACATAACGAGAAAGTATCTTTAAATGCAATAACGCCTGATCTCAAATCTGCCGATGCAGCAGAGGGGGCAAGGCTCTTCAGAAATCATATACTGGGGAGATGGGGGTTTCCGGAACATTGGTTCGGCGGCGGCGGGGATGTCAACAGGGCAACGGCATCTGAAATGGATCAGCCGGCGTTAAAGATTATGAGCCAGAAACAGCTCAATGTGAAATACATCCTTGAAGACATGTGCACATATGCAATCAGGCGTGCACGAGAGGCACGGTACCTCAGAGTGGGCGATGAGGACGCAAAGTTTTCCATAACAACACCCGAGATGGGCACAAAAGACATTGCAAAGATGAGTACAGCCGCTCAGCAGATAGGAACTGCGCTGGTGAGTGCGGAAGTCCAGGGCTGGGTTGATAAGGACACGGCACGAAAGATATTTGCAAGCGTTGTGGCGTTTACCGGCGTTGACATGGATTTCGAAGAGATAAAGGACAACCTGGAAGGGCAAGATTCGAACAAAGGATATGAGGATTACAAAACAGGCAAACCGGATTTGCAGGTGGCAAAATGAAATCTGCGCTGTGGGTGTTTTTAAAAACAAATGAGGGCAAGAGGCCGTGTGTTTTCATTGACACCTGTTATAACTATGTCAACGGCGATTTAACAGGGCATTATCGGGTGCACAATCAATGAAAGTGACTTCGGAAATAAAACAATATCTGAAAGAGAAGGATGCAAACGTTAAAAACGGCCGGGAGGCCATGTTTGATATCATGAAAGACCTGCACGGACAGACAATGAACGAATTGGGAAAAGCTGCGCTCGGATCGTGGGACAGCTATTATCTCAAAAAGCTCTTGAACACACTGGAAGACAGGATGGCGGAATATGAGGGCAAGGCAACGACTGAGCTATCAGGGCTGCTGGATAGCATGTGGGGCAAGGGCACTGCGCTGGTCGATGCTGCATTCAGGGCCGGCGAGTTATCTGTCGGCGGTTTCCGGATATCGACAAGTGCGCTTGATGCTTTAAAAGATTATTCAAATGGTTATCTGGAGAAACTTTTCGGCGACACATGGTTTCAGATTAAGGGGGAAATCAATCTGGGGATGCTCGGTGCAAAGACCCCTCAGGACGTGGCAAAGGCGATAGGCATGACAATAGATAAGGGCAAATTCGCAAATATTGCCCTGCGTGCAGAGACAATAACGCAAACAGAAATGGGGAGAATTTTTTCAACGGCAACACAATCCCGTATGGCAGAGGCTGCGGCGTATGTAGAAGGGATTGAGAAGCAGTGGATCCACGCAGGTCATCCGCATATGCCGAGAGCATTTCATGTGGCTGCGCACGGGCAACATGTGCCGGTGGATAAACCGTTTATGATAGGCGGCATACCCATAATGCATCCGAGACACACCGACGCTCCTATTGCCGAGGTTATCCATTGCGGATGCGACCACGTGCCGTGGAAGGCAGAATGGGAAAAAGAGAGCTTAATCGAGGGGTTTGGGCCTTACAAAGAAGCATTCCCTGTGTGGCTTGATGATGTAATTAAAAAAGAAAAGCCGGAGGGGAGAACAGCGACTATAGGCTGGATATATCCTGCGATAAGCGACTGGCTTAACAAGAAAAAGATAAGGCTGACATCCCACGAGATAGTCATTACAGATAAAAAGGCATTTCATGCCATGAATGATGCAAAGATGTCGAGAGGCGCAGCGCTGGATATAGATGAATTCAAACGCATACCCGAAATGATCGACAAGCCGCAGGCGGTATTATGGGACAGTGAAGATCCCGCTCTGCTTTATGTGTCTCCAAGTGGGGACAAGAAGGCAAAGGTGGTAGTAAGAATCAATTATAAAATTAAAAAAGAGGAAAAGAACGTGGCGGTAACGGCAGGAAAAGTTTACAGGGAAAATCTAACAGCCAAACGGTATGAAATTGTAACGGGGGAATTATGATGGGGAAGGAGGGGCGCCACATCCCTCATAGGGCACTCA